GGAACTCCGCTTGCCCGGGATCTACAGCCCCGTAATACAACTCGATCACAGGGACTTGCTTGCCCTCAACCGTTCGATAAGGGAGTTTTTCGAGCACCACTCTCCCAGACTCATCCCGCACACGGTAGAAGTCGGCAAGAGTGTCCAGGTGTTGGGAAAAATCCTTCACGGTCCCGGCAGTGTAGATGAGTGTCGGTGGACCGGACAGAACTTCCCACCCTGTGAGCGAATCGATTTCATGAAAAGTGAACTTGGCCATTGCCGACTCCGAAAACTCCAACTAGCTAGTACGTAACGCGGGACCCATTGGTGTGAGCTTGCTGCCCACACCAATAGAACCTTCAGACCTTCGGTGCGACCTTGCCAGACAGGGCCCGCAGTTTGGCATCACCGGCCAGGCGCTGGCGGCGCAAGTTCTCCTGATCCACCCGCAGGTACTGAACATTCTTCCGCCCGAGGAATGCTGCCACAACCAGAGGCACCACGATTGCCAGCACCACGACAACAGTCGCGGTGTAGATCGGATCCACCGGAAGGGTCTTGCCACTGCCGGCACTGGTGGTTGCGCTGATGCTGATCATGGATGCGGGATTCGTGGTTTGCGGCATGGTGGGATCTCCAGTCAGTTGATGAACGGATGCTGAACGCATCGGCCAAGGCCGAACCCTGGCCGATGGGATCAAGCCTCCCCGTTCTGAAACTGTCCAAACGTTCGGCCCTGCTCGTACTGCTCATTCAAAGCATCCACCACTTCAGCCAAAGTTTTGGCGGTGCACTGCTGAAGCACACCCACCGGAACCTTTGCCAAATTGGCTTCCCAAGTCAAGGCATGTTGCCCGCACTTGGCGACCATCTTCGCGCGGTTGATCTTGACTTGATTCACAGCGCACTCCTGAGTTCGTAGGTGGTCCGTTCGAAACCCTGGTCCCAAGCACAATGCTCCGGTTCAAAGGGCACGTAGGGATTGGAAGCCTTGCTGAAACCGTTCTGTGCAGCAGCACGACCTTCAGCACGAGCCGTCTGCATCGCTTGCATCTCGTCGTAGACCTTCGGGCTCACGCCCAGAATGTTGACAGCGAAATTACGATGTTCGGTGCCGTTCACTGTGTTTCCCTGGAGTTGCTCACAGCCACACGTGACGAGCACTGATCACATGACCGGCGGCATCCATCTCGATCACGCTGCAGGTGGCGCGCATCGTGTGGCGAATCTTGCGGCTCATCGCAGCCCAGGCCAGCATCATTTCGCGCTTGGTGTTCGTGGTGGTGGTGGTCATGTCAGGGCTCCTGATTAGTTGGTGGGCTTGCACTGCGCTAACCCATGGATGAACTGTAGCCCAAATCGCCACGCCGTGAAAGCTCAAACAGCGATCAAAGTGGGGTCTTTATCAAGATCCGTTGCTTTTTCGTGGACTGCTTCACACTCTTCCTGCGTACAGGCTTCGAGGGTTCTGCTTCCGGGGGCAGATTCTTGACGATCTCATTCCCAACCACAGAGAACAGGAACGGCCAGGGCTGCATGAGTCGCCTGGTGCACCGTCTCCGGCGCATCAAGGGTTGTTCCAGTTCTATGAATCGACGTTCAGTCATAGCCCAAAAACCTCCCTGGCCTGCGCAATCAGCACATCATCTGATGCCAGTTGCCACGCAAAGTACCAAATGAGCGGCTTCTGAAACCGCCAATAAGCTGTCTTCACGTAACAGTGGTGGAGAATCCCGCCGCGATCTAAATCAAGCGCTGGTACTGTGATGAATTCGTATCCAAGAGCCCTTTCACGGGGATGAAAGTCAAAGACCTCCGTACCATGAAGTGGTCCACTGATGAACTTCATGCGCGCCCCGCGAAGTATTGACGAGCCGCAATCTTCGCCAAGCCTGCTCGCAAGTAGCCCGGGAATGCCTGGTCGAAGACTCCCGCAATATTAGTGGTGCAGGAGCCTACTAACTTCGGACCAAGCGGCGCACCACTTCGGTCGGACACTTTACTAGCGTACTTCACTAGTAAGTCCGCCAGAAGATAATAAACCCCGCCTCTTTCCACAACCTTCAGTTCACAAAGCTGGGACTGCTGCATGAAATCCTGAATAGGACGCCACGCTTGAGAAGGGGATAGTACCTGCTTAACTAGCATCTTACCGTACCCGGACCCCTCCGAGGCTGTCGGAACGCTTACTAGCGTTTCATAAACAGCTTGTGTCCACATCTCCAAATCTCGATCCTGGTCCGCAGACCGGCTGATCTTGTTGACGAGGCTCAGTTGATCGAGTAATTCCTGCCGTTGTTTTGCAGTTAGTAGCTTGGCTTGGTTTAATAAATCATCGACCTTACTAACCGGTTTGCTTTCGTTTTCATTTTTATTTTCGGCGTGACGGATAAACCCCCCCTCCCCTCCAAAGGAGGGAGGGAGGGGGTTTAATCCACCGACTTTTTTGGTTTGATCGGAATTTGCGGTTTTACTAAAATCTTTCCTCGAAACTGAACGTGGCCTAGTAATGAGAACTCGCTTGGTAATCGTCATGTTGCAACTCCTGCTTAATAACTCACTAAGCCTCGCCAGTTCTTGGGAGGCTTAGTGAGTCGCTTTCCGATGTGACTTCCGGGCAACCTGAGTAGCCCTCGGATTGGCCTTAGTATCCGTTTCATCGACCGAAACGAACTCCGCACCCTGCAGGGTCACTTTGCCCTTTGCTAGGGCCACAGGATCGGCCGCGAGTTGAACTCCGTTAGTAGCGGCCCAGCTCTTGAGTGCCTTGGGTTCGAACTCAACCGAACGGGGCCGTGATCCATGGACCCAGGGCAAGACCCCCTTGGTCGGGGTCCCCTTCCGCCAGGTGTAGACGGTCACGTGTGACACTTGAGCGAGCTGCATCACTTCTTGAACTGTGAGATTTCGCACGTCCAGACTCCTTTCGTATGTGATATGGACGTGCTGATGATACAGCAGAAAGTAGACTCTTGATCAAGGACCTCCGGTATAACTACGCACGTGACCCATCAACTTTGACTTCTAGGAGCGCTTACCAATGTTCGGCACGAATCGAATCCACGGGCAAAAGACCTTCCAGGATGCCCCGGCCAACTCACTGTTGGTTCACTCCATCTTCTTCACATTGCAGGGGGAGGGGCCGTTTGCCGGCCGCCGGGCGGTGTTTGTGCGCTTGGCGCACTGCAACTTGGCTTGTGCTTTTTGCGACACAGCTTTTGGCACCGGGGAATGGAAAACCTTCGATGAGATCGAACTAGAGGCCCAAGCAAGCCTTCATTGGGCGCCCGCCTACGGATCAAAGGAAGATGTCATCCTCGTGGTCACCGGTGGTGAGCCCGCACTGCAGTCCAATCTGACTCCGTTCCTGTTGCACCAGTCTGGCAAGTGGGATGAGATCCAAATTGAAAGCAACGGCACGATTGAACGCTTGTTGCCGTTGGGGGTCACGCTGGTGGTCAGTCCGAAATGCGCTGTTGAGGCCCCGATATACCGATCACAGGGGAGGTCCAACCGGTATTTCGTCCCATCCGAGGCAGTGCTGATGCGCGCCGACTGTCTGAAGTTCGTAGTCAGTGCCGATCCGAACAGTCCCTACCACGAAGTGCCGGCCTGGGCATCAGGATGGGCTCACCAGACCGGCAGGCCCATCTACGTGTCCCCAATGATGGAGTATCCGGACACTGAGCGTGAGCTGATGCTCAGAGATGAGCAAGGAGCACCGAAGCCCATGTGGGAAATGATCGGTTCCGAACCAAATCGAAGGAACCATCTGCACGCGGCTCAGCTTTGCCTGCGGTATGGTTTCCGTCTGTCCCTGCAAACTCACCTCTACGTGGAACTGCCATGACTCAACAACGTGCCATCAAGACCTCGGATCGCGTGGGGATCAAGCCGCACATCCGCAAAATATTCGGCTACTGGAGGGTGTCGGCGGTGCCTGTGAAATGGAATCGTTTGAGCCCGGAGGTTCAAAGGCGGTTTAAGAAGGCTCACGATTTCATTGATCGGTTGAACAGTCGCAAACCATGACTAAGCGATATCAACTCGCTCTGGTCCCCTGCAGCAAGCTGAAAAACCCGGTAGGAGTCACCCCTGCCAGCCTCTACAGGTCACCTCTTTTCGGGGTGACCTTGAAGCATGCGCAGCTGCACTGCAACCAAGTTCTGATCATGTCCGCCAAATACGGACTACTCAAGCTCACGGATCGAGTAGCCGTTTACGAGGCGTACCTACCGAAGCTGGATGTCTGTGAACGGGCAGTCCTTGCAACGGAATTGAGAGCCAAGTTTTTGGAGTACGGCCTGCGGGACATAAACCCGAACACAGTGCTTTCCTACTTGCCAAAGGCGTACTTCGACTTCTTTGCAAGCATTGGTGTGATCAGTGAGTGGGCACAGAGCATCCACCGTCCATACAAGAATCTGCCCCTGTTTGCCCTGATGGAGACCTTGCACAATGAGATCAACGTTTCAAGGGCTGCCGGTCCTTCTGGCAGTGGACCTGAGCTATCAGGTTTACCGCGCATCCGCATCACACCCGATGCTTACGAGCCGTAGGACGTTCACGGGGGGCTTGTACGGATTCCTCACTTCGCTGGCCAAGACCATCCGGGAGACCAGGGCGGACCGCATCGTGATCTGCCAGGACCGCAAGCCCTACTTGCGGTCAGTTTCTTACCCACAGTACAAGCAACTGCGGAAAAAGAACGCCGATGATGAACTGCTGATGATGTTCAACCAGTCCATGAAGCTGGTGTTGGAGGCGCTGGAGACACTTGGCTTTCCAGTGTGGGGAATCGATGGTTTCGAGTCGGATGACTTGGTGGGCCACTGCGTGGTGCAGCACAGATCGAGATTCAGCAGCATTTACGCAGCCAGCAATGACAGTGACCTCTTTCAACTGCTGTGGTGTGATCGTTTCTTTGTCTACAAAGACTCGATTACTTCCGTGGTCAGCGGGAATTCATTGCTGAAGAAAACAGGACTGACCCCGGAGCAGTTCATGCTCGCCACAGCTCTGCAAGGGACCCACAACGACATTGAAGGGATTCCGAGAGTTGGTGAGAAACGCGCAATCGAGGCGGTCAAGGATCCGTCCATCCTGCGCAAGTACCAAGACAAGTACAAGGACATCATCGATAGGAACTTGGCTCTCATCAAATTGCCACACCCCCAGTTTCCGCCATCATCAGTGCCAAAGTTGGCGCATCGCTTCAACGCTCAAGCGCTGTATAGGTTCTGCGGTCGATATGACATCGACGTGACCAAATCAATGCTGGATTCCTTTGACAACGTGGGACGGATGCATGACTGATGATCGTCTAAGCGGAGCGCTGCAAGAAAACCTGCTGACGCTCCTTTGCTTTGATGACGCCCACTGCAAGATTGCAAGAGCTGCGCTTACACCGCAGCTCTTTGAATCTTCGGTGTTCCGCGAGATTGCCGGCATTGCAATCTCGTTCATCGACCAGTACGGAGAGACCGTAAAGGAGCACCTCCCGGACCACCTCGAGCACATTCTGAATGGGGAAGATGCCCGCAAGGCCGCCAGCTACAAACGGCTAGTGGACAATCTCTTTCTCTCCAAGGACTCCATCAACTCGGAGTATGTCCTCTCGCAGTTGAACAAGTTCGTGCGTGCACAAACTTTGAAGTCCGGACTGGTTCAAGCGGTGGAGGCGATGGAGGACAACAATATTGAAGCAGCGGAAACCCACCTCCAAAAGGCACTGTCAAAGCAGATAGTAGCGTTTGAAGGAGGCTTGAACTTCGCCAATCCGGAGCACTTGAAGAGGCTCATGGAGGGGGGTTTGAGTGAACCAGGCTTCGACCTCGGAGTGCCAGAACTGGACAGGTTGGGCATCATCCCAAGGCGCAAAGAACTGTTCATGCTGATTGCAGGTCGGGGCAAGGGGAAATCCTGGTTCCTGCTTCACTGCGCAAAGATGGCGCTCCTTCAGAGATGGTCAGTACTCATCATCACCCTCGAGATGAGCGAAACCAACTACGGTGCGCGAGCTATTCAGTCGTTCTACGCTGTCCGAAAAGATGCTGGGGAGGTGCGTCTAGCGCAGCTGATCAAGAGCAAAAGCGGATCTCTGGAAGATGTGCTTTATGAGCAAGTGGAACGCATGTCCCTGAGCAATGATAAGGACAAGGGTCAAATCACGGCGAAAGCTGTCAAGGACTTCGGCCGGCGCAAGCCGCTGAGGGTTAAGGGGTTTCCTTCAGGACAGGCCACCATCAAGGACATAGAAGCTTACTTGGACCAGCTTGAACGGTTTGAAGGTTTTGTGCCGGATGCTCTCATGTTGGACTACCCAGACCTGTGCAAGCACGATCCGAAAAACAAGCGGATTGAACTGGGACAGATCCTTGTGGATTTCCGAGGTTTGGGGAATGCGCGGAACATGGCAACGATTGCTGTGAGCCAACCAAACAGGGATGGGGAGGCGGCCACGACAATCACAGGCGACATGGTGTCGGAAGACATCAGCAAGATGGCCACGGTTGATACCTGCCTAACGATGTCCTCCACCAAGATTGAAGAATCCCTGGGACTGGCCCGGCTACTGGTGGAGAAGGCGCGCAATCAGCGCGATGGTTTCTCCATGCTGATCACCCAAGCTTATTCAATAGGCCAGTGGTGCCTAGATTCCGTGCTGTTGCACCCGGGGGACTATTGGGAGATGCTGAAGGAAAAAGAAAAGTCGGGGGAACGGAAACGACATTACATCCAGGAGGGTACGGAAGACAAATCTGAACGTCGCAGGAGCATCCGGAAATGATGATCCGCAAGGGTGCTGTTGAAGAGTTTCTATCCAGGAAATTCGACAGTTACTTGTGGATGAAAAAGCTTACCCGTGAGCAGATCATGGGGGAGCTTCGCCATTTGCAGGTCCGACCCTACTTCAAAACAGACCCTTGGCTACATCAGTTGGTGTGCTTCTACATTGCGCTCCACCACCCGCGGTTCCTGTTCTTGCTGGATATGGGTCTTGGTAAGAGCAAGATCATTCTGGACATCATCACCCAACTGCAGCGAGAGGGGAAGCTCACCCGCGCTTTGGTACTGGTTCCAAGGCTCATCAAC